CGGGATGATATCTAATCCTGGAGACGCAGTAGTGATCATTCCTATGTTGAAAGGTCTCATGGATTCTAGCTTAAAGAACGATGAGACTATATTGAAGCTTGTGAATGTGTTCCAGAAAGCTGCAGAAAGCTCCAAAAAAGACGACTCTGAAGATCTTGGGATACTTACAGAGAAAGACGTAGAACAGCTTTTTCAAGAGATAAACATTATAAAAGCCCCAAAGGAGAAAGAAAATGTCTGATGCTTTAGGTAGGAACCATGGATCTGGCATAATGCCAAAAGGAAGCACCAGCTTTTTTATGGGACGTGTCAAAAACATAGTCCTTGGTCCGTATTTAGATAATACAAAAACACCAAATCCAGACTACAATTCAGCAGCAGATGTAGGAAAGATCATATTTGAGCTTCCTTACGGAGACATAACTAGCACCAAGTACAATAAAGAAAACAGACCAGCATACCCAATGTTCGGTTTTCTCAGACAGTACCCTTTGATAGGAGAGATAGTTTTTATAGTAGCTGGACCATCTGACAAGCTAAACGATCATAAAGATCACCAAAAGTTGTTTTACTTGCCTGCGTATGCTCTGTGGAATTCTGTGAACCACAACGTGTTCCCAAACATGCAGGAATTCAACCAATTCCAACAGCAGATAGCAATGAAACCTGGGTATACAGGATACCCATCTAGGTCAGGCAACCCTCCAGAGTTTCCTAAAGGAAGTACATTTACAGAATCTTCTGACATAAGGACTTTAACTCCGTTTGAGGGAGATGCTGTGATAGAAGGAAGATTCGGTCAATCTATAAGATTTGGATCTACTGTAAGCAAATTCAAAGGATATAACTCTTGGTCTGATGTTGGGACGAATGGATCTCCTATAACTATAATAAGGAATGGTCAGGGCAAAGTTACTAGCCCAAAAGATCCTTTTGCGAGCACAGTAGAAGACATAAACACAGATGGAGCATCTATATACATGACTTCTGACCAGAGGATAGTTATAGATGATCTTTCAAACTTTCCTATGAATTCTTACGGAAAGTCAATAGTGTCTACTGCAGTGTCTAATGTGGTGTCAGTGTTTGAAAAGCCTACTTCTAATGACTACTCGGCTGCTTCAGATCAAGACGAAAAAACGTTCAGCTAATGACAAAACCAGAATTTCCATTCTTAGGACCACAGACTATAATCAGTTCAGATAGAGTTACTCTCCATTCAAAAAAGGATGGTGTTTTTCTTTTCGGTAAATCGACTGTTGGATTATCTTCAGTTGGAACTGTAAATCTGGATTCTAATGAGCAAGTGCTAATAGATGCACCAAAAATAACTTTAGGACATCAAGCAGATATTCTGGGAAATCAAGCAGTCTTAGGAAATCAGCTTCTTGGATCTTTAAACACTCTGCTAGATTCTTTAAATACTTTAGGAGATGCTCTAGCAAAAGTAGATGGAACTACTCCGATTTCTACTAAAATAAGCCTTACCATGCTTAAAGTAGTAGGAGATAATCTAAAACAGGTCGTGACTATAATTAAAACAACGATAAATGATACAGATCCAGACGTAGGGATACTGTCAAACACAACATACACAAGGTAATGCCACAAAAAACACCAGGACCCATAGCAGATCTTTCAGCATCTTACATGAGATTGATGGAAGCCTTAAGCACATCTACGGCGATCTCAACGTCTTTAGATGCTTCTGTTGGTACTACTGCTGCCACTGGAATGGCCAAAGCATCAAAAAGCATATGGCAGACTATGTGGGATTACCTAAAAAAGATACCTGGACAGCTGTTTGGGGGCACTGGAGGATCTGGAAAAAGTGCTAGTGACCCTAGTCAGTTAGGCATAGCTAAGGTTTTAGAAATACTAGCTTCTATAGACTTGTGTTCTGTGATAAACACGTTGTCTAATCTTAAAGGAAAAGCGATATTTGATCCAAATAACCCACCAAAAGAATCAGGACTTCCATATACTAAATGGAAAGTACAAAAGGCGGCATATGACATCCAAAAAAGCCTGGATGCATTTTCTGCAGTATATGAAGCAACATCAGATCCTGCTGCTACAATAAACAACTTGCTACTAGAGCTTGTTCCACTGCTAGAAGTAATAGTGGGACCTGCCTATTTAGGAGATCCTCAGATAAAACAATCATTTCCACAGACCTCGCCCTTCAACAATTTTATATCAGATCTAATACAAAAGCTGCTTAAAACAGAGAGGATAAACAATTCTAATAAGCCAGCAATAAAATCTATACTGACTTCAGTCGGACTTTTAAGACAGATATGCGTATTAATACAAGGCCTAACATCTCCAGCCAACCTGGCATCATATACAAGTAGCATTATAGATCCAAAGGTCGTGAAGTCTATAGATAGGCTTGGAGTAAATAACATGAACGTAAAGCAGATCATCGTGACTCTTACCCAGGTTCAAAAGAAACTAACTGCGATAGAAAGAACTCTTGCTGTAATAACAAACACCCTGTCTAGGGTGCAAGCATTCATAAAGATCTGTCTTTCTATAGTAAAGATATTCAAAATAATAATAAACTTCTTGAAAGCGCTTCCTATGCCTACCATGTACACTACAGTGGGCATAAATGTAACAATGTCTGAGGCAGAAAGGGAGCTGTCAGACGAATCAGACAGAATGATCGCAATATTAAGCGAGCTGAATATCATGATGGCCATAATAATATCAATGCTCCAAGCAGTAACAGGGGTCATAGATCTATTACTGACAAGCATGGATTCTATAGTAACAAATCTTGAGTCTTGCACTAGAGGTGGAACAAATGAACCTCACATGCAAATGCTAAAAGATATCAAGCAGACAGTTCAAAACATAAGATCTAGCAATGATGATGTTAAATCGTATATAGACAACTGTAGAAACAAAAAGAATAATAGCGATCTTTCATATTATAACTACACTATAAAAATACTCACCGAAGTAATAAATGACAAGGAAGTTCAGAGTATCACTATACCTAGAAGGTATGGAATAGCAGTAAATTCAGCTGGAATAGAAGTAGTATCTACCGACCCTACGTATGCTTCAGATGATAGTATAATAATATCAGAGGTCAAATTGCTTTTAAACTCAAAACATCTAATAAAATCAAATCCGAACGCGTTGTCTTTAGAAGAACAGGCCATCGTGGAAGAATCTTCAAATTTTTTGGTAGACGATACAACTCCTATGGATGACATCCCTATAGATAGCCCAACAGACCAGATAGATGCTCCAGACAACGAAGACGATAATAAAGGACTCGGAATCAACGCGTTCTTCAATAAACAGAAAGGTGGAAGGAAAATGAGAGAGAAAGTAAGAAAAATAATGAATCAGAGCAAACAAAAGCTAAATTCTGATCTACAAAACGTAAAAAAATAGTATTTATAGAATATGACAAAGTCGCAGTTATTTAGAAAAATGATCCGAGAAGAGGTACAAAAGGCTCTTCGTGAGGAAATGCCTAAGATACTTAGGGAGATCAAGTCTGTGCCAGAATCAAAGACTTCGTTGAAAGAGACAGTAGCGGACATGTACGGAGTGCCTTTAACGTTGAATCAACCAAAAAAGACGCCACAAAACAAACAAAACATGCCAGCTTTTGCAAACAACCAAGCTTTGAATAGCCTTTTGCAAGAAACTATGTTAAGCATGACCAGCGATGATGCTGCTGGATTTGGATACAACACAGAAGAACAGCATCCAGGAGTGGTATTTCAACCGAAAGAAGACAAAGTAGGTAGCGTAGATGACATGCTGGCAACTGCAAGAGGAGCTGGAAACATAGAGGCTGTACAAGTAAACGTGGTACCTGACTTTAGTGCTTTGATGGACAGATTACTAGAAAAAGGAGACATAAAGTAACATGGCATACAATCTGACCCAGATCCCTATAGCAGACCTAAAGCCGTCAATGGCGCTTGGTGTGGCGATACCGTTTCAAGCACCTGGAGCATTCACATCAGTCTATACGACATTAGAGCAGACAAAGTATAACATAATTAACTTTATGCTTACTGATCAGGGAGAGAGGCCGTTCAATCCAAACTTTGGAGCAGGGCTTAGATCTAGATTGTTTGAGCAGATAACTCAAGATGGACTTGACAGCCTAAAGCAGACAATATCCAACCAAATAGAGTTATACTTCTCAAATGTGATGGTAGATCAACTAAGCATCACTGGAAATCCAAACGACAATTCCATATCTATAATATTGACGTACACTCTAAAGAACATACAATCAAGCGACAGCTTAGTGCTAAAGATACAAAACGGATAAAAGATGGCAAATCAAACCATAGACATAAAATACATAAACAAGAACTTTTCTTCGTTTAAAAATGACCTGATAGAGTATGCACAAGCATACTATCCCACAGTCTACACTGATTTCAATCAGGCATCTCCAGGCACAATGTTCATTGAGATGGCATCTTATATAGGAGATGTTATGTCATTCTACTTAGACAACCAGATACAAGAAACGTTTGTTCAGTATGCAAAGCAACCAAACAATCTGTACACCCTTGCATACATGTTAGGTTACAGACCAAAGGTGACATCTGTAGCTTTAGTAGATCTAGATGTATACCAACAAGTCCCAGCAGTTACTGTAGGTGGTCTGCAGTATCCAGATTTTTCCTATGCCTTTACCATAAACGAAGGCATGCAAGTAAAATCTAACGTAAACTCTTCTGTGGTATTCTATGTTCCGGAAAAGGTAGATTTTACAACGTCCTCTTCTTTGAGTCCTACAGACGTAACAATATATACCGCTACTGGAACTGGAGTTCCGACTTCATATCTCCTAAAGAAAACTGTACAGGCAATATCTGGACAAATGAAGACTGCAAATTTCAGCTTTGGATCTGCTCAAAGGTTTAGCACAGTGTCAATAAACGACACGAACATAGTATCTATAGTATCTGCAAAAGATACTGCTGGAAACAACTGGTATGAAGTGCCTTATCTTGCCCAAGACTACATTCTTTTGAGATCTAACAATACGGCGTCTGATAATAACCAGGTACCTTACATGATACAAAAGACGTATGTTCCTGGAAGATTCACTTCTAGATTCAAATCAGATTCATCTCTCACCATAGAGTTTGGATCTGGAGTAAACAATGTAGCAGACACCGCAGTAGTGCCTGATCCAAACACAGTGAGTGTGGGCCTTACTCCAGGCGGGCTAAGCCAGATGTACACAGCATTTGATCCAACTAACTTTGTAACTACTCAGACTTACGGACTTGCTCCTCAAAACACCACTATAACAATATCATATCTAGTGGGCGGTGGTGCATCTGCAAATGTTTTGTCAAATCAACTTACAAGCGTAGGAAACTTTACGATCACAGGAAACTCAACCTACCAGAATACTGTAGTTACAAACAACCCAAATCCGGCATCTGGAGGAGGTGACGGAGATACGGTAGATGAGGTGAGGATGAACTCTATGGTCCAATTTGGAACACAATACAGAGCAGTGACGCAACAAGACTACCTTGCAAGAGCACTCAGCATGCCTGGAGATTTTGGGAAAGTATCTAAAGCATACATAACTAAAGATGACGTTACGTTTGGAAGCTATTTAGCAAATGATCCAGCTGACAGAGACCCAATACTCGTCAGTCTTTATGTTCTTGGGCTTGACATCAATGGAAATCTTGCAGCTCCTACTGAAAACCTGATAAGCAATTTACAGACGTATCTTCAAGATTATAGAATGCTGACTGATGCTATCAATATAAAACCTGGATACATCATCAACATAGGAGTCAACTTTGATATATCATTGAGACCTAACTACAACTCCCAAGATGTTCTTGCAAGAGCACTATCAGCAGTACAGGACTTTTTTAATACAGATAACTGGCAGATAAACCAACCAATAATACTAAGCAACCTATACTCAACGCTAGACTCAGTAGAAGGAGTTCAAACTGTAAAGAACGTGCAAATAGTGAATTTGACTGGTGTAGCAAACGGATACTCTCAATATAGCTATGACATACAAGCTGGAACATTTGACAATGTGATCTATCCATCTTTGGACCCAAGCATTTTTGAAGTAAAATACCTGAACACAGACATAAAAGGACGTGTTGTAACAATGTAAAATACCAACAATGGCAGTATATAAGATATTCGCTTCGGCAGATGCAACGCTATACTCAGCGTATCCTACACAGAACACAGGTCTTGATGAGATCTTAGAAGTCGCATGTAAAAATAGCTCTGTGCCATCTGCTGTTCTTAGCTCAGGTGGAGGCGATGACATTCGTAGAGCGATGATTAAATTTAGCGGTGCTGATTTAAATACAGCATTTAGATTTTTTAATACAAGTGGGTATACTTATGATGCGTATCTAAGATTGTATCTTGCAACAGCAGAGAATCTTTCAAAAAACTATACATTAGAGATCGGAGAAGTATCTCAGTCTTGGACTATGGGAACGGGTAAATTCTTAGATGACCCTGCTGCCACAAACGGAGTATGTTGGTCTACTTCTGATTCTATTACTCCATGGGTAAATCCTATATATTACAACACTCCAGGAGGGGGTAATTGGGTATCAGGAAAAATTTCAGAAGACGTATTTGATTATAAAGATAATAAAGACATAAATGTTCAAGTAAATGATATTGTAAATTCGTGGGCTACTACCGGTACAAATAACGGATTCATCGTTAAGTTTCCAATAGAAGTAGAACAGAACTCTGGTAGCTACATAGGGCTTAGCTTTTTCAGCGTAGATACTCACACCATATATGCACCTACGTTGGAGTTCAGATGGGACGATTCTACCTATGATACTTCTAGTCTCAGCGTGGTAGACAACAGCAACATCATAGTGACCATAGCAAACAATCCAGGGACTTTCAAGTATGAGACGTCTGGATATGGTGGACTATACAACTTCAGGATAGCGGCAAGGGATAAGTTCCCAGCAAGAGCGTTCGTTACTTCTTCTGTGTACACCGTCAATAAAGTCTTGCCTGCTACTTCTTACTGGGCTATACAAGACGTTAAGACAGAAGAGATGGTGATCGATTATGACGTAAATTATACAAAGATAAGCTGTGATTCTAACGGATCTTTCTTTCCTTTTTTTACCGGAGGATTGGAACCCGAAAGATATTATAAAATATTAATAAAAATTGTATTAGATTCTGGAGAGACTATAGAGATCGATAACAACAGCGTATTTAAAATAGTAAGATAGCATGGAAAGCTTTGATCTAGTAAAAGAAGTCAGAGGTTTAAATACCTACAAGAAGGCGATAGATACAGGCTTTTCTGAGCTTGTAAGTCCTGCTCCTACGGTTAACGTGAGCGCAGTTACCGTATCAGACTTTTTCACTTACTACGATCAGCTTTTCTTTGACATACCAGTTTCAGGATCTACAAACTCCCACATGTACTTGGTACAAAGAAGCCAACAATACATAGGAGGAAATACAGTAGATATAGAAAAACAAGCTCTCATAGAAGAAATAAACTCTCTGAGACAGCAGCTTGTTAGTTTGAGTGAAACATACCTTAACATAAGTGAAATATCATAATGGCAGAGATAGTAAATATATCATACATAGGAGCAGGAAATGAAACTCAGACGTACAGTCAAAAAGACGATGCGCTGATAACCAATAATACTATCTACTCAAAATTTGGTGATCCTAATGACTACATTGAGTACTTCATATACGATCTGAATAATCAACTGATCGACTACAACTATGACGCAAACAACTACTATCCTGGACGTGGCGCCAGCAATCCTGTAACTCAGCAGTATGGTACTATAAATCTAGATCCTCAATCAGATCTAAAGTCTAGAGGATATGACAGAGGTTCTTTGAACATCCAGTATAATTTTCACAGAAACCTGTTCAATTCAAGCTATGGCAGATTCTTTTGGATAAAAGAAATATCTCCTAGCAGAACTGAAATAAAGCTTGCATCACAAAACATAAGCAACACTGATATTCTAAATGGGTATACTCAGTATCAAGCATATGCCGCAGGTCTAAATTACTATAACGACTTTTATCTAAACTTTGGCAATAATGAGCTTTTGATAGCAGTGAATGTTGCCTATACAGAAGATGCTGATGGAAGCTACATTCTGATAAAACTGTATGAACCGCTTCCAGCAGACCACGACGTAAAAGACCAGCTCTGGATAGTAGAAAAGCTTGCAGAACCTGCCACATACAACGTTGATGTGCAAGTAGAGGCTGTAGATGTTGTTCAACAAAACAGGCTAAAAGGACCAAATTTTAACGTAAAAGTAAACCAAACCGTTAATCAGACTACTCCTTACTACTCTCATGATAGTCTATTCTCTACATCTGTATCAAGCTCTTATCAGAAGATGATAAGCTATTACCAAGATAAGTCAATATCGATCAATGTAGACTACTCCGACTTTTCAAACTTCATACACTTTTCTAGCGCCACTAGCAGAATAAACAATTTTGTTTACAAGCTAAAAAGCATAGAGACTTACAATACTCAGATCTTAGCAAGCCTTGCACTCCAGGGTGGAATATCAAACCCTAGCGTGTCTGCGTCTGTTATTCTGCTTCAAAATTCAATAAGTGATCTCATAACAAACTTTGATGGATACGAGTACTACTTATACTATTCTTCTGGATCATCTGCTTGGCCAAAATCAAACTCAAAACAGCCATATACGCTGTACTCTGTTACATCTTCTCAAGCGTTGAACTGGCTTGGATCTAGTACAACAGTGCCTACTCTGTCAACATACTCAATACTGTATTCTGCGTCTTACTATGACGCAACAAACAAAGATCTGCTGACGAATTCAATACCTCAGTATCTGCAAGATGATTCTACAAATGAGCCATATGTAACTTTTGTAAACATGGTGGCTCAACACTTTGATAACATCTGGATATACTATAAGGACGTCACCAATAGATTCAATGCTACCAATAATCCAAACACTGGAGTGTCTCCTGATGTTGTTGCAGATGCAATAATAGGCCTTGGAACTACTCTATATACTAACACGAACGTATCAGACAACCTGTATTATAGTCTTTTTGGGATAAACCAAGACGGATCTTTGCTCCCTCCTACAGGATCTGAAAAAATAACTACCTATGTAACATCCAGCATAGCAACTGAATCTGCCAATGATGTTCAAAAAGAGATCTATAAAAGGATCTACCACAACATCCCCTATCTGTATAAGACCAAAGGAACAAGAGCAAGCATACAAGCGTTGATCAACATATTCGGTATACCAAAGTCAGTGTTGACAATAAACGAGTTTGGGGGGTATAACAGGTATTCAAAGGACGGAGTATTTGAGATAAACAACAACAAGATCACAGGATCTCTTTCTGTTCCAATGCTGAGTGGATCTGGAAATCTGCTACACCCCGATGTTACTATACAGTACTATCAGAACGACAACAGACTAAATTCTAGGAACTTAGAGGTAGGATTTTCTCCTGCAGATGAGATAAACTCTGTGGTGACTTCGTCTCTTGGGCTATTCAACATAGACCAATACATAGGCGATCCATCATACCAGTACTCAGGATCTTATCCAGCGCTTGATCAAGTGAAGAGGAACTTCTTCTCTGGATACAGCTACTACCACAACGTTTACGAGTACATAAGGATTCTGAAATACTACAACAACTCTCTGTTCAAGATGGTGCAAGATTTTGTACCGGCAAGGGCAGATCTGTCTACTGGCTTGATCGTAAAATCTCACTTGCTTGAAAGAAACAAGTATCAGAGACACGAACCGGCTGTAGACATGAGCATGAACTTCTCTGAGTCTATAGATCTGATAAAAGTATCAGGCGCAGATCCAGGTGAGATACCGTTCTCAACAGCAAACAACACATACTCTCAGTTTACTCTGATACCTCTATCGAACCCAACAGGATCTGCCCCAGTATACGGTCCAGTTCCGATCTCAAACACATACTCTTGGGAGAAATATACAGGTGAATTCGGAGGCTCTGAGATACAAGCTGACTATCATAACTTTGATCAAACTGAGTACACTTCTATAACAAGTCCTTGGACATCTTCTGTAGCTGGAGGTTGTCAATTAATTAAGATACAAAATAGCAACTTAATTGGACAAAATATAACTGCTAATTTTACTCTGTGTGACGGTACTCCATCTAGCTCCTATATCGCAGGTGGAGCTGACTCATCAACGCCAAATATCTGTATGAGAACTGGAGCTCCGATAACTATAACTCCAACATACGGATTGACTTATATATTTCGTAATGGAGATTGTACTCCTCCTAAAATGTATGTAGGTCAAGATCAAGGAGCTCTATACAACAACGTGACGTCTTCTGTGACTTCAAAACTGGTGACAGAAGCAGAATACAGCTATGGGATCAACACTCCTGTGAATTTTGATAACATAAAGACACAGAACTCTTGTCAAAATTGTAATAGGGTATACTGCTCTCAGTACGTAATATCTAATCCAGACTCTATCAACCACGTATTTTCTTATCAGAATTGCGATAATAATACTGTTGTAATAGGTATTCCTGCGAGTGGAAGCACTATAGTATGTGCAAAACCAGGAACTCTTAATTCTTACGATACTCCTGCTTACAGAGGATTTACTTTTTCTAGCGGAAGCATCTGTGGAACTCAGTTTTCAAACTACTCTTATCCCTCTGATTGTAAAGTGGTAAGCGTTAGCAATCTTGGAACTACTAATATACTAGCCGCCTATCTAGATTGTGCAGGAAACTTTCAATCCAAAACTATATCTTCAGGAACATCGGCAGGTCTAAGCTGTGTACAACTGAGCAGTGTATCTTTGCGATCAATATCTCTGGCTCCTTTTACAGCATCTATAATCGACGGCGGATACTGTAGTCCATACTATTCTCCTTATGAATATTGTCAGAATACAAACTTTACAGCATCTTCTGCATTTACGTTAGGATATACAACATGCGCTGGATACAGAGTCAGTCAAGCTGTTACTTCAGGCACTAGATTAAACTTAGGGTGCATTCAGGTAGGATCAATAATTGGAGGAACGTTTACCACTTCTAGCTTAGGACCTTGTAATAACCTAAGCAGCTATACGAAATATTGTGACTACTTCTTAGGTGCAAATTCGTCATGGGGTTTAGGTAATGGACCAGTAACTGCATCATTTATAGACTGTGGTGGCACTCCAAGAACTATATCACAGTATTCAGCTGGTACGCCGTTCATCTATATTACTCAGTGCATAAGGTCTGGTTCTC